ATTACTCAGAAAGATGAAGGACTCTATCAAATGAAAGAGGGTCCTAATCACACTTACAAGTTCGACTACGACGGATATGAAAAAGTCGCTAAGCGAATGGAGAATGGCTTTAGACTCTTTGGTAAGTACTACCAAGGGCTCTGGGATTGATTTACAATAATTCTTAATTGTGGTATAATACTATTATGAAAATCGCACTAGCATCCGACCTTCACCTTGAATTTGGCGAGATCTCACTAGAAAATAGTGAAGATGCCGAAGTACTGATCTTGTCAGGCGACATCTGTGTCGCTAGTAAGTTCCGTGACAAAGATCGCAGATTCTTTCGCGAGTGTTCCGAGCGCTTTCCCAAGGTGATCTACATCATGGGTAACCATGAGCACTACAATGGTAGCTTTGTTTTATCCGAGAATCTTCTACGAGAAGAACTAGAAGACTTTGAAAACATTCACTTGCTAGAAAAGCAGTCTGTCGATATTGGCGACTATACTTTTGTAGGTGCTACTATTTGGACCGACATGAACAAGAATGATCCAAATACTCTTTGGCACGTCAATCGTGTGATGAACGATTTTCGTATCATCAGTCATCCTAATACTATGTACGAACGATTCTCACCAGAACTTGCGTATGAAGAACATCTCAACGCAATGGACTATATTAAGAGTGTAGTCGACGCTAAGCCGGACGGTAAGTTTGTAGTCGTGGGTCATCACGCTCCGTCGAAGCTGTCAGTGAAGCCTCGTTATCAAAATGATCCACTCACTAATGGTGCATACTCGTCTGATCTGTCTGAGTTTATTCTCGATCGTCCGCAGATTAAGATGTGGACCCACGGGCATACTCATGATACCTTTGACTACATGATTGGAACTACTCGTGTACTGTGCAATCCTCGTGGTTACATCTACTATGAAGATCGCGCCGATGATTTTAAACTGGAGTTTTACGAAGTATGATCGACTGCATGATTATTGGAGACAGCATTGCTGTAGGTGTGTCTATGATGCGTAAAGAGTGTGTTTCTTACTCTAAAGGCGGATGGAACAGCTGGCAGTGGAATAAAGACTACCTGTCTAAAGCTACTGATAAATCTTATGAAACCATTATCATTAGTCTTGGTGCCAATGATCATGCAGGAGTAAAGACAGAACAAGAACTTCGAAAGATGCGAGCTTCTATTAAAGGTAAGAGAGTATTTTGGATTAGTCCTGGGGCAGATAGAAAACCAATCCCTCAGGCCGCAATTGAAAAACTCGCAATTGAATATGGTGATATAATACTAAATAGGCCACTCAATCATATGAGCGCCGACAAGATTCACCCCACTATGAATGGCTATAAAGAACTAGCGGAGTTGACAAAATGATTGTTACACTTGAAAAAGATGAAAATGGCGAGCTTATTCTTCCTCTCAGTGATGAGCTTATGGCCGAACTTGGATGGAAGATTGGTGACACGATCGAATGGATCGACAACAAAGATGGTACTTGGTCAATGAGGAAAAAAGAAGTGGAAAAAGAACTCGTACTGGTTGAAACTATTTCTATGTTTCGTATGCGGTATGTCGTTGAAGTGCCTAAAGGCAAAAAAGAATGGGCACTCGATACTGTGACGATGCAGGAAGCTGAAGAGATGTCGCAGTATCACGTTGGTGAAGACATCACTTCTCATCGCGTAATCAGTGAAGAAGAATTTTTGCGAATTCACGACGAAGACAACGACTACCTCAAAGGGTGGACCAACGAGCAAAAACAACGTTGCATCCATCGATGGGTAGACGACGAAGCCGAAGCGAATAAATTCGCAGAAGCAGCTTCAGAAGAAACACTAAAAGATATTGAACACTCAGAACATTGGTATGACAGGAATCGCAATCGATGAAGATCTACTTGGATATGGATGGTGTACTTGCCGACTTCGCAGGTCGCTACTTTGAACTATATGGAGTACGACCTGGCGAAACACGAGCTCAAAAAGAACACTTTTGGAAAAACTGGAGAAATTTTGTCGAAGGTAAGAACTTCGAGACATTGGAATTAAACGAAGGTGCTGTTGAACTGCTGGCTTATGTAGCATCCCTCGACGTGCCTGTTGAGATCTTGAGTTCTTCAGGTGGTGGAGATCTACATGACGTCGTAGTACCACAGAAACTCAAGTGGCTTGAGTCAAAGGGTATTCCATACAAGGCCAACATCGTTCCTGGCGGCGCTAAGAAAGCCGCGTTTGCTACTCCTTGGAATATTCTAGTTGACGATACAGAGAGAGTCGTGAATACCTATAGAGCTGCAGGTGGCCCAGCGATTCTTCATAAAGACGCTAACGATACCATCAAGCAACTCTCTAAATTCCACTTGGAATGGAGAGGCGGGCAATAAATTATGAATATATTCTATCTGCATAATGATCCTAAGACTTGTGCACAGATGCACAACGATAAACACTGTGTAAAGATGATACTCGAATATGCTCAACTTCTTTCTACTGCTCATCGTATTCTTGACGGTGTTCCTACTGTTTCCGTGGGTCCTTCCGGTCGTCGCAGCACTAGGTATCATCTATCTGACGATCGTAATGACACTCTTTATTCTGCTACCCATACTAATCATCCTTCTGCTGTTTGGGTAAGACAGACTAATACCAATTACCAGTGGCTCTTCAATCTCTTTGAAGAACTAATGATTGAATACACACATCGCTATTCAAAAGTACACAAGTGTTTTGAATTACAAGAAGCTGTGAGTCACGCCCCCAATAATATTCCTATTGGCGATTTCACAGAACCCACTCCAGCTATGCCGGATGAGTACAAGGTGAAAGGTGATTCTATTGCGTCGTATCGTAACTATTACCTAGGTTCTAAGTATAAAATGTCACGTTGGACTAACCAAGTAATGCCTTGGTGGTTTGCAGATGGTATATATACTCTATATAGCGATACGTGCTATATAGAAGACAAACCGAAGTTAAATCGTATAATTTCAATGCCATTTAATCATGCCAACTTATAAATTTCGTGACAAAGATACCGGAGTTGAATTTGAGCAGTTCATGTCTATCTCCGGTAGAGAACAATACCTAAAAGAGAATCCCAATCTCGAACAGATGGTCAACGGCGCTCCAATGCTGGTTGATCCTGTTCGAGTTGGCGTACGTAGGAGCGACGCAGGCTTCAAAGAGGTACTACACAAGATTCACGAGAAGACACCAGGTAGCGACCTTAAGAAGATGAACGCAATTTGATTAACTAACCGGAGAGCTCGCATTGGCTAGTGGTAGAAAAGCAGCATTAAAGAGCGTAAATGATGAGACACTTGATAAATTACCAAGAGTTGCAGTGAACAACTCGTTAAAGATAAGGATCGACGATCTAAAAACATTCGAACCACTTACTGAGAATCAGAAATTATTTTTTGAAGCTTATAAACGACAAGACTACTTTGTAGCTCTACATGGAGTGGCTGGAACTGGTAAAACATTCTGTGCACTATATAAAGCACTAGAAGAAGTACTAGATAAGTCAAATCCCTTCAAGAAAATTATCATAGTTAGATCAGCAGTACAGTCTCGTGAAATCGGGCATCTACCTGGTGATGTGTCCGAAAAGATGGAGATCTACCAACAACCATATCGTCAGATATGCGAAACCCTCTTCGATAGAAAAGATGCTTGGGATCGCCTAGAAGAACAGGGTTATATTTCTTTCATATCAACTTCGTTCATTCGTGGAATGTCGTTCGACGACGCGATCATTATCGTAGACGAGATGCAGAACATGACTTTCGAGGAAATAGACACCGTCATGACTCGTGTTGGTTATCGCTCAAAGATTATTTGGTGTGGTGACTACCGTCAGACAGACCTAAACAAGAAGAAGAACGACGTTAGTGGTATCCTTAAGTTCTTTGATATCGCGTATCACATGCATGCTTTCACAAAGATTGAATTCACAGTCGACGACATCGTGAGGAGTTCACTGGTTAAGGACTACATCTTAGCTAAACTAAAGTATGAAGACAATGTTCCAGCATATTAACTATGATATTCCAAAACTTGTACGAGTCGATTCGCCTGAAGGTAGAAAATATCAAACACCTTCAGGTAAGTCGTATCCGTCAGTCACAAGCATTGTCGGACTACTCGGAAAAGAAGCAATTAGAGAATGGCGTTCACGAGTCGGAGAAGAGGAAGCAAATAGAGTCTCAGCGCGAGCAGCAAGAAGAGGAACTGATGTACACTCGCTCTGCGAAAATTATCTACTCAACAAAGAAGTCAAACCTGGATTATTTGACATAGAGGCATTCAATAGCATCAAGCCACTATTGAATCGTATCAATAATATCCACTGTCTAGAGACTCAACTCTTCTCAGACTATCTTCAGGTGGCTGGTACTGTTGATTGTATTGCCGAGTTTGATGGACGAGTATCCGTTATAGACTTTAAGACTTCTAGAAGAATAAAGTCACGCGAAGATATTCACGGATACTTCATGCAGACTTCTGCTTACGCAGTTATGTTTGAAGAACTTACTAAGATTCCAGTAGATCGTCTAGTAATCATTATGTCAGTCGACGACGAAGCACCTTTGCTATTCATCGAGAAGCGCGACGATTGGATTGGACAATTCATCGAGCTTAGAAAAGACTATTCTAAGTTGCACAATAAGTAATAATAATCTTTCTTTATAAATATAATAAAAGGAGGATTTAGATATGGCAATGGTTTCTAGTGCTTCTGGTGGGCAAATTAGTCTTGCGGGTTCAGCTACTGGACCTGGCTCTACAAATCGTTCGATGAGCTGGGAATTTAAGGGTACGACAACTTCACAGACCAGTTTAAGTGAGTACTATCGTGGAGGCACATATGTAGCAAATCATCCGTGGAATGCTCCAGTTGCAACTACTGGCGCTATAACTATAGGATCTTTCTATGGTGCAAGTAAGAGATATGTAGTTTCAGTATCCATTACTTCTAATACTTCTAATTATAATTTCCAAACTAGTTCTGTATCTGGATATACTGCTGGGTGGACTGATGCCACACTAGTAATTAATTCTGGAGTTACTGTTAGTGCTTCTGCTGCGGGTGGAACAGCTCTTACAGTTACAGGATTTAATTCTGCTGACACTGTAGCTATTCAAAATAGCGGCATAATACAAGGTGGTGGTGGGACTGGAGGTGCTGCAACTGGATCTGCTGGAGGGCACGCTATAGATTTAACTCCCGCTTCGAATGCCAATGTGTATGTTAGCAATCTTTCGGGAGCAACTATTGCAGGCGGCGGTGGCGGTGGTGGTAGAGGTATGGCAGTATATGGGTATTATGTAGATAATTATTTTAATCCTGTTACTCCTGTCACTTACATGAGAGGTGGTGGCGGTGGAGGTGGTGCTGGAAATCCAGTAGGAAGCGGAAGCGCGGCAGTTGGATCTGCACAGGGCACTTATTACAACTATCTAATAACTGCAACTGCTGGTGGTGCTGGTTCGTCTAGCGCTGGTGGTGGTGGTGGTAATGGAGATGGTGGCTATGTTAATGTGCTTAATAATTATTACTTGATGTATGCAGGTGCTGGTGGGCCAGGCGGCGGCCAGGGTGCTTCAGGTTCTGGTGGTAATCAGGGATATTTAAATGGTCCTCCTGGAGTAGTTTATATTCCTACAACTGGTAGTGCAACAGCCGCATATCCGGGATCTGGAGTATATGGTGTTATGCAATCTGGTAGCAACTATGGTAGTGGAGGCGCTGCAGGCTATGCAGTTAAAGGAACTAATAAACTAGCAGCAGGTTCTATTAGTAACAGTGGGTCAGTGTACGGACCTCAAGGAACATAATATGAGTGAAAATATTGAGAATGAATCTAAATTATTACCACAGAATTGGTTTTGGAATAGCAATATTCGTAAATTTGTTCCAGACAATATTTTAGATTGTCTGGAAGAAGAAATACAAAACAAGATACAAAATAATCATTTTATAAAAGGTGGTATCGGCCACAAACATGATATTAGAGAAGATTTAGATATTAGAGATACAGATATTATTATGTTTGATTGCATGCATTGGTTTTGCGGAATACTATTTAATATAGGTTTGGCATCTAATGCTCAAGCAGAATGGAATTTCGGAGTTCATTCTCCCGAAACTTTGCAAATAGCAATATATAGAGAGAATCAACATTATAAGTGGCATACAGATTCGGCGTTGTTAACTCGTGATCCTAATGTTCGTAAAATAACAGTCATCTGTATGTTGTCAAATAAAGAAGAGTATACTGGAGGAATTCTAGAATTAGAAGGAACTGGTGAGATGCAAATGAATAGAGGCGACATTATAGCATTTCCTTCTTTTATACCCCACAGAGTAACGCCAGTAACTAGTGGAATTAGAAAAACCGCAACACTTTGGATACTAGGTAACAGGAGTTTTTAAATGATAGACTACACTTTTGAACTTTTAGAAGTTATAGAAGAGCAAAATCAAATGATGGTTAAGTTTTCTTCTCCAGGCCGGGAAGATATAATTGTCGGAACGCCTCTTCCAACAGAAGGAATCGATTTAAAAGACTTTCTGTACCCTTATGCGCCAATTCCTATTTGGTTAGAGAAAGAGAGAAAAGTTTTTGTTCCACAAGTTGGACAGACTGGTCAATATTCTGTTGCAGAAGCAGAAGAAAAGATTAAACAAGCTCAAATTGCAGCTGCTGAAGAATTTGCTAATAGTGCTGAACAACAGTTAATGAAAGAACTTCAGATTCAGTCGACCAAAGATCTAGTTAAAGAAGTTCTGACAGAAGAAGGTTTGATCACACCTCAATAAGTTATGTATTATTTTGATGATGGTAGTAAATTCTCTTCAAAAATAGAAGCTATTCAATACAGTCTGAAGTCGCAAAAAAACTTCAGACTGTATTACTTTGATGAAGTATTTTCTTCTATTGATTGGTCAATAGAACCATCAAACACTCTGCAATATCACTACAAACAACAGGCACAACGTATTCGTGATGAATATGATTACGTCGTACTATGCTATAGCGGAGGTGCCGATTCTACAAATATTCTAGAAACTTATGTTTATAATAACATTAAGCTTGACAAAATAGTTGTTGTTGGTGCATTGAGCGAAGATTCATCTAAAGGCGTTGATGAAAATCACAATGGTGAGTTATACCACAATGTATTTCCTTATCTTAAAGATTTAGGATTAGAAGGTATTACACAAATATGTGATTATACTACTTTATTCGACAAACCAGAGAATTTCTCTATATATGAATATGGCGAAAATTGGGTTGATGTAGTTGGAACACGATTAAGTCCACACAATTGGTTTTGGCGTGATTTACATAAACATGTAGTTCCTATCGAGTGGCGTAGTAAAAAAGTAGCAATCATTTTTGGTAAAGACAAACCTAAATTAAGTTATCACGACAATAAATTTGCATTTAGATTTAGTGATATTGTCGTGAATAACTATGGTAATATAGAGACTGTTGACAATTGTGATAGAATTAATTTCTATTGGGACCCAAATTATCCGCTTATCATAATCAAACAATTACATATTTTAAAATCACATTTTAATGCATTTAAATTTGGTGATAGTGTCGATAACATGGTGTATAATTTAAAAAGGCCTTTAGTTTTCAAATCACCTAAAAGTCGATTAAACTATTTAAGTCTAAGAGATAACTTTCTCGTCAATAAGAAAAATTCTTCAATATATAAATTTTATTTTGATGGTTTACATTATATGAATAAAAAGATTGGCATGAATCACCAAACAATCTACTCAAAATTTTACTATATAAATGATAACTAAACATAATTGGTTAAACACAAATATTGGGGAGCGTCTTTTAGATAAATCTGTTGGGTTGAAGTTAAATATCAAACCATATAAGTTTAAAAATATATCATTTGACGAAGCAACAGATTTAACATGTTTTCAAATAAACAATATGAATAAGGAAATATACGTAGCGCTCAGTGGAGGATATGATTCCGAGTATGTTTTAAGAAGTTTTTGCAAAAATAATGTATGCGTAACACCAATCATAGTTAAGTGTGGTAGAACGGAAGAAACCAAATACGCGTATCAAACATGTAATGAACTAAAATTACAACCTATTGTAATTGATATAAATGAAACAGACTTCTTAAATTTTGTAGATAAAAACATCGTTGAAAAATTTGATGCAGTTGGGTATAATAGCGCGTATGGAATGATTGCAGCTGAGTATGTTTCCAAAATTCCTAATTCAATTTTAATAAGTGGCGAGCACTTTTTAGGAGATGGATTTGATTTAATAACAGATGAAGATTTTTTTATCTCTCACGATTGGGATTTTTATATTGACAATTTTCTAGAAATTCCAGTGAATATAAATTTCTTTATGTATAATATAGAAATAGTGTATTCAGTCGTTCCAACTGAAGAGGATAAAGGAATGACTTGGGCAATGTTTAAGTATAAAAAATTTAATTTAAAAATAAGAGATAAAATGAGATATCACTATACTAGTGAAACGCAAAACAAATTGAATGGTCTATTGAGAAAAAGAAAGCATCCTAATAAAAAATTTGCATTTCGCTTAACGAAATCTCAATTTTATGATTGTTTCGAAAAATACAAGGAGATATAAATGGCAAAGTTAATTATGACACATTCTAGAGATGATGTTAGTAAACCTTGGGTGTATGATTCTCGTGAAAATGCTGTAAGCGGTATGTTTACACCACAAGAAAATATTATTTTAAAATCGACTGTCGTTGGTATAACTTCTCTTCCAGGGTGGATTAGTACAGAAAATTCTTTTCCAGACAACAATACGCATGTAATAACTCTAAATTTTGATACTTTAGAACATGCTGAAGCTGCTTCTGAATCTTTTCAGAGTCCTGTTGAAGGTTCTTTATTAGATATAAGAAAAAAATTTTTACTTCAAAAAAGAGAAAGTTTAGGCATAACTTACACGACCACATACTCAGTTACTGAATAAACATGTTTTCTGAACTTGGCTATTATATCTGTGATGGTAAAATTTTTGAGACTAAACTCAAAGCAATGATGTACGCTAATGATAAGAAGTTACCGATAAAATGGCATTTCAATGATAAAGAATTTGATTCTTATAATTGGGCGATCGAGCCAGAACAAAGTTTAGATTCTTTATATGATGCTAGAGCTCGCCAAATTCGTGAACAATTTGATTACGTAATTTTAAGTTATAGCGGCGGCTCAGATACTAATAACATTCTTGAAAGTTTCTTAAGACAAAATCTGTTAATCGATGAAGTTGTTACTAGTTGGGCACTCGATGTTACTTCTAAATTTATAGTGTGTAATGAAAATGTAAAAGATCCGTGGAATAACAATGCAGAATTTTATTTGCATACTCGGCATCGTTTAGAATATATTAAGCTTAAATCTCCTAGAACAAAAATAACGGTGTTGGATTCATCTAAAAGTATATTAGATGGATTATTAGATAATGACAATGCGACATGGGTTGAAACTAAGAATGATGTATTCAACGTAACAGGAGCATTTCAGTACAATCCATTATACTTTTCTAATATTAGAAAATCGTTTGATTCGCTCAAAAAAGTTGCATATATTATTGGTGCTGAAAAACCAAAATTGGTTTTAATAGATGATAAACTTTATATGTTTTTTAATGATAAATCTGCTAGCTTAATACCATTGCGAGAAAATGTTGTAGAATACACCAATATACGTCCTGTTCTTTTTTATTGGTCTCCAGATTCGTGTGCAATGTTAGCTAAACAAGCTCACACAGTACTGAAGTATATTAGAACCAATGAGTCTGCTAAACAGATATGGAGATCTAGAGATTTTAGAGTAGCACGAAGAATACAAGAAGAGTTATTGAAAACAATAATATATACTACATGGAATCCTAATTGGTTCCAAGTTAAAAAATCAATCAGTGATTGGAATTGTGAACTTGATTATTGGTTTACACGTGGATTAAAACAATCTAAACAATATTCGATTTGGACTGATGGTCTACAAAACTTAATACCCCACATTTCTAATTTTTTAATCTATGAGAATGGAATTGCTAAAGGCACTATTGCATATCATAGTAACTATCATTATATAGGATCATTATGAAATATATCATTTCTATCATATTAATGTTTTTTAGTAACGCATACGCATCTCAAGTAGTTCCTATCGTTTGGCCATTTTCGCCTGGATCTAATCAAGCTAATGCCATTCGAAAAGTAATCGAAAACGCAAATGCTTCACAGAGTAAGTATGTTTTTGTTTTTGAGAATAAACCTGGAGCAGGTGGATCCATAGCAGTCAATCATGTAATTCAATCTTCTACTCCGGCTTTATTAGCTACTACAACTAGTTTTTTTGTGCGACCTCGTTATTATCCTAATCAATCACACGACGTAAATGCTATTCAACCAGTTGTTATCATGGCTACAAACGGTCCTCTCGTTCTTATGTCTACTAAAATGACTAGTGTGGAAGAGTTGAAGAAAAAGAGTTCGATTAGAATAGGAATAATTCAAGGATCAATTACCGAATCTCTAGCTAGAACTCTACAAAAAAATTTAAATAATGATGTAGTATTAGTGCCTTATCAGGGAACAATTAATGCCACATCTGATATGATTGGTGGCCATATTGATGCTTCTATTGAATTTATTAAAGATGCATTACCCTTTGTTGAAGCAAATAGAGCTAATATAGTTGGTATTACTGGAAATTCTGCTGTTGATAAACATAAAACATTTGAATCACAGGGAATTAAAGATACAACAGAGATAGTTAATAACTATTATATTGCTGCTAGTGTAAAAATGAGTGAATCTTTAGTTAAAGAACTTTATGAAATATTATCTATTGCAGCACAGCAACAAAATGTAGTAGATTTTTGGAAAAGTGATAGCGCTATTTCGACTAAACGCTCTTATAGAGAGACAGTAGAATTTTGGAATAACACTAAAAATTATTGGAAGTGATTATGAAAAAATTGATTCTGTCAATAGCTTTAGCTATTGCAACACACTCTGTTTTTGCAAACACTTGCAATATCGTAGTTCCTATTAAACCAGGAGGAGCTACTGATATAGTAGCTCGGATTATGCAGAAATATAATCCAAACATTACCATAGACTATAGACCTGGCGTTTACGTCAGTGCTGCGATCAGTTATGCCGAAAATAATCCTTCAGCTGGGATCATAACATTACCTACGATGTATAGTTCTCAAAATCCAAATAAGAATCCAAATGTAACAGCAATTAAAGTATTTGGATCTTATGATCATGGAATTATAACAAATAAAGATATTACTATTAGCGATATTCTTACTAAAAAAATGAATGTAGGAATTTCTTTCTTTGGTAGTCCTGCTCATGTTATTGGAGAGCAATTAAAGGAAAAAAATCCTAATATCAATTTAGTTTCATTTGGTGGAGATACTAATGCTCTCGCCTCTGTAAAAAATGGAGATGTAGATGTCTATATTACTGCGTGGCCATCTATAGAATCTTGGACTAATGACTTTAAATTTAAAACTTTGCTAAAGATTACCGCCGGTGCAGGAGTAATGATTGAAGATATAAAATTAACCAATATTAGTCTATTCGCTATTTTTATGAGTAACAATTCTACTAGAGAACAAAGATCTCATATGCTCAATTGTGTTAATGCTGCGCTCAATAATGAAGGACTGAAAAATGACTTTAAGAAAATATACATGAATATTTTAAATGAAGATGAAGAAAAAGCAACTAAATCTATTCAAAATTATATCAATACTTTAATTCGCTATGGTATTTGAAGACCGCGCGCTAGCAGAAAAATTTTCTGCTATAACTGAAAGAGGATATTGGTCTGTAGCCAACAAATTTTTCTTTAATAAAGCTGAATGTCTAAAATACGCAAGTTCTATAAAGAACTATAAAGTAAGTTATACATTCATGGATTTTGCTTATAGAACGTTGAATTGGAATATAGAACCATCGGAAACATTAGAAGAACTCTATAAACTTCGAGCTCAACAACTTAGATCAACATACGACTATTTGATTTTATTTTATAGTGGTGGTGCTGACAGTACTAATATATTAAACACTTATATGGATAATGGTATACATTTAGATGAGGTAGTTACATGTTATCCTATAAGTGTAATTGAAAAAACGATTAGTTCATTTACACCAACTGACACTGATAAAAAGAATGTGATGTTTGAATATACACTAGCTGCCCAGCCAAAGTTGAAAGAATTAAGCACTAGATACCCAAATACTAAAATAACAGTGCTTGATTATTCTACTCTGGCATTAGATATGATTATTACTGATAATCTTAACAAAGTTTTTCAGGCAGGACTTGCAGCAGATCCATATCATATTAGTCATTATTACGTTGGTCGCGAAATGAGAAAAATATCTGAAACGCGGAGTGTCTGCGCTATTGCTGGGATAGATAAACCTCGATTAATGTACGACATGATTAATAAAAAATTTGGTTGTACTTTTCATGATTTAAATACTATATTTGGTAATTTTTCAAATGAATCATTTAATGGTTATATACCTAAAATTGAATATTTTTATTATACGAGTTCTCTTCCAACACTTATGCAGAAACAGTGTTTTATTTTAAAAAATGCTTTTATTAATATGGGAATGACCAATCCCGTTACTGCTAAAAATTTTCTAATTAAAATTAAAGACAGCAAATATCTCATATATAATTCACATACCTCTTTATTTAGAACTATATTGTACCCAACGTGGAACGATTCAACTTGGCAAGCTGATAAAGATACTACAAATTTTTTCTATCAAAGCAATTCTAATTGGTATCATACTGACAAATTTACCGATAAAAGACAAAGAGATTATTATTCCGGTCAAGTGAGTGAGTTAGTTAATGGAATCTCTGAAGTCTTTATTGAGAGAGATAAAGTTACTAATAGAATTAATAAATTAACTGATTTTATTACTGCGCCAATATGGTTTTAAAATTTATACTAGTACTAGCAATATCGTTGAACATAGCATACGCAAATACTATAGAATTCATAGTGTCTGCTTCTGCGGGAGGTCCTAATGATACTGTGACTAGAGCAATAAGCGCAGAGTTAGAAAAGAATAACTTGAAAATAATAGTGTTAAATAAACCAGGTGCTGCGCACACTATAGCATATCAATACGCTTATGACAGTGATAAACCGACATTAATAATGTCTACTTCAGAAATTACACATCATAAAGTTCATGGACAATTAGATGAAATATTTAATGCTGGATATTTTAGAAATGTGTTATATGTTTCATCTAAATCTAATATTAATCATATCAATGATTTAATTTCTATTTCTAAGAATAGACAAATTAAATTTGGTTATGGAGGAGTTGGATCTTATAGTCATATGGCAATGAAAACAATATGTGAGCATAAGTTAAACTCGAATTGTTTAGAAGTCGCTTATAAAGGTGGGTCTGTTGGGATGTTAGATGTTATGCGTGGCGAAATAGATGCATATGCTCTTGTATCATATGGCTCATCTCAGTTTTCCAACAACGATAAACTTAAAGCGATATACGATATTGACATTGGAAAAGAAAAGAGCTGGTTTAAACTGTTTTCTAAAAATATCTCTTTAAAAGATAGACAAATCATATTAGATACTTTGAATTCTTTAGATAATAAGTTCTATCAAGATATGGGATTCAAAAAATAAATTTTACTTTAAATCTGGAATAATATATAATACTATATGATCGTATGAAGTTGACCGAAAGGTGTTTCGGACGGCGGTTCGATTCCGCCCAGGTCCACCAGAAAACTCTTTGAGTAGCTACACTAGATAAACAGAAAAACTTGCTAAAGTCGACCAAAGCAAGGACTTGCTAGGAAGAAGGGCTACCATGATTTCAAGTATCGCAGAGAGTTTTCTAATGGGCCTGACCTGGTTTCGACGGGGCAAGTATTAGGGATACAGACGATTCGGCAATGTGAAAGTCGTAGGGTTGAGGCAACTCGGCCGAAGAAACAAAAACGTAAACGCAAACGACGAACAGTTCGCATTGGCTGCCTAAACTCGGCCTAGGGTTTCGGTGGGTTTCCTCGTAACAGAATAACCCATCACTAAAAAGGAGATCACTGATGCATCTTATGAAACTTGTTTTCATAAGCATTCTTGGCTACTTTTTCGTGCAGCACTTTCACCTATTAGTTGATCAAAAGTTTGAAGAGGTTAAGGAGAGTAAGCATCCGCCATATGTTACATTGGCACAGCGCGAAAGAGAGTTAGACTGTTTAACGAAAAATATATACTATGAAGCAGGGATAGAACCGTTTGAAGGAAAAGTAGCAGTAGCTCAAGTGACAATCAACAGGACTAAATCTGGAAAATTTCCAACAGACATATGTGCAGTTGTATACGAACGAAATTTAGTGTATAATAATTTCATATGTCAGTTCAGTTGGTATTGTGAAAGTAAAACAAAGGTAAGGCCTATTCATGTTGCAACATATAAAGAATCCGAGGCTGTGGCTAAAAAAGTACTTCTCGAAGGATTCAGACTCGACATCATTAAAGAGGACACACTATACTATCATGCAGACTACGTCAACCCCCGATGGAAAAAACAACGAGTCGCCAAAATTGGAAAACACATCTTCTACAAAGACTGACTGGTTGAATAAGTTCTCTAATATTAAGAGTTCTATTAAATATTTTCTAGAACATAAGCTTCGACCTAGCACTGCAGAGTCGATTGGGTGGATTGGTTTAGTACTCTTATTGGTTTCTCTAATCCCAACATTTCTGGCTATCATGGCGGGCATCACAGATAAAATGCCCGCTATTGATTTAGTTCTATTCATGTGGGGAGCGCTTGTAACTTTCTTCATTAGAGCAGCGATCTTAAAAGATACTGTAGTCGTATTAACTGTAGGAATTGGATTCATTGTCAATTCCGTATTCATGGCTCTTATACTATTCAAGTAATTGGAGATTAGCATGTCTGAAATACTCGAAATTGGTCGTCCTAAGATTCACTCTAATGGGTATTTTCCAAGTAAGCCCGTATCGCAACTTCACGAGTTTTACTTAACTGGAGAGATAGGATCTGCCGAAGATTATGTAGAATGGTTTGATGCTATTCGACATGCTAGTGAATACGATACGATTAAGATTTATATCAACTCCTCAGGCGGTGATCTATTTACAGCGATTCAGTTCATGAGAGTATTGGCAGAATCAGAAGCCACAATTATATGCTCTGTTGAAGGTGCCTGCATGAGCGCAGCAACTATGATATTCATGTGCGCCGATAGCTTTGAAGTAACACCTCATTCTATCTTTATGTTTCACAATTATTCTGGTGGAACTATTGGTAAGGGCGGCGAAATGATAGACCAACTGCAGCACGAGCGCAAGTGGTCTGAGCGTCTTATGAAGGAAATCTATTCCGACTTTATGTCTGACGACGAAATAAAAGCGATGTTGAATAACAAAGACTTTTGGATGGATGGCGAAGAAGTCGTAAAGCGTCTATCTAACAAGATCAAGACTCTTCAGAAGCCAAAAGAAGCTCCCTCAGCTAAACCTAAGCGCAGGCCGGTCGCCAGAAAAAAAGTAACACGATAATTCTTTTCTGTGATATAATTATATCATATACGGCCGTGGTCTAATGGATAAGGCAACACTCTTCTAAAGTGTACGATACGGGTTCGATTCCTGTCGGCCGTGCCAAAAATAACGGTGTACAATAATTCTTTATTATGGTATAATACTCTTATGAATGTACACTTCCAACGTAAGATGGTGGCCGACGAGTTGTGGGATACGCTGTATCTAGCGACTATGGAGTATCCAACCAAGACAAAGTTGCCCGAGGTTCGCATCATGGAGTGCGAGGGCTTCTTCGTCGAGATCTACAACATGCGTCGAATCTTTGTCAACGGTGAACGCTGCGAATCTATTCGCGCTGCCAAACATGAGATCTGCACTTACCTATGATTATTCATCCACACATCCCAAAGCGCAAGCCTCGTAAACCTACTGCCGCTCAGCGCCAGCTAGCGTCCGACTGGGAAGCTCTCGTCAAAAAGTACGAGCCCAAGAAACCAGTAGCTAGTAAGTCTACCTATACGCCTCCGCGCCCGTACGTGCGCGACACAGGTCCTCGCATCCCGAGTCTCAGCTCGGGTGACACCGGCGTAGCAGCAGCTAAGCCACGCATGCAGTATACTGGTACTAAGATGATCGGTATCGGTACTCTGCATAAGTCCAACGCTGTGCCGGTATTTAGCGAGGACGAAGCCGCCGACATGGCACGCATGCGTCGCGGCTGATACTTTTATTCTCAACTATGGTATAATCACTCATGAACTACAAGAATCTTTCAAGCGCAGTTATGTATGCTCACGCGATGCGTGACCGACAGAAGATCCGCGATATCTATATGGATCTAATCAACGAGAAGTCTCGGCTCGATCGTTGGTTTAACAAGTATCTCGACATGTTCGACAATAAGATGAATTCATCTAATCGTAAAGATCCGGTGTGGAAGCTCTATCACGCCAAAGCAGAAGAATATTCTAACCTAAGCTCAGCGGTACGCACTGCTGAGTACTACCTCAAGCAGTCATGATGTTCAAGGGAGCCTCATCATTCTCTCTTCATATAGAGAAGATCGCAGCCGACAACAGGTTGTCCTACATGGACGCAGTCCTCAAGTACTGCCAGGACAACTACCTAGAACCTGACGACATCAAACATCTCATCAACAAGACACTTAAGGACAAGATCGAGCAGGACATGATGGATGCTAATCTTCTACCAAAGAAAGCTTCATTAGATATATGAACAAGCGAATTAAAGAGTTGGCCGTAAAAACATACGAGACTATCTCTAACAATCCTAAGATTAACCCCAAAAAAACTGATGAATGGTTAGATGCGTATGTTTTAGAGCTCACCCGAAACGTAGTCTTTGCCTGTTCAGACGTGATCAGAGAACAAGCAAAGACAGCGCCTCCTGAAATTTCAAAAGCTTTAAAGGTCGCAGCAGTTGATATGCTCGACGAATTTGGACTATAATCAAATGCGCAAAGAACTAGACGACAAACTCTGTGCCAAGTATCCTAAGCTGTTCAGAGATCGTCATGCTCCTATGACAGTGACCTGCATGTGCTGGGGATTTGATTGCGGCGATGGATGGTATAACATCATCGACGCGCTGTGCGGAAACATTCAGTCATACGTCGATAATAAACGTGAACAACGTGCTCGCGTTCTTCGCTACAACCGACTTTTGAAGAGAGCACTTAATGGTGATCCTTCTGGTTTAGAAAAATACTATGCACTTGGTAAGGAAGTCACCGACTGGACTCGAAAGATGGTTACTCAAGATATTGAGAATGGTAGGTTCCGTACAGCTCCTGACAAAGCATATCAAGTGATCGTGAGTCAAGTCAAAGAGAAATATGGATCACTTCGATTCTACGTAGACTATGGCGACGACACAGTCTATGGTATGATTAGTATGGCTGAGTCTATGTCCTACCGCACGTGCGAGGTGTGTGGTAATCCAGGAGAAGCAAACAGCGAAGGGTGGATCAGCGTTCGTTGTGAGACACACCGATAATTTGATAAAAATATATTGTACAAGATTCTATAGCTTTGTTATAATGGTTCTCTGAGGTTTACAATGAATTCAAATAAATTTACTATCACAGTCGGTAAGAATTACAATTATACTCTATATATTCCAGCACCTTACAGTTGGGGAACAGTATCGATAGGTCTACCTCTGGCAGTAGTAGAGAGTATCGATGCTAAAGTAGAACAGATGACCGAGTTTCCTGAAGTTAAAGCGCTCCTAGAGCGAGTAAAATGATAGCTAAGATAGTGTCGATACTTGGCACTCTGCTGGTATTGTTCGCTATGTCATTATTGTTGATACCACTATTTGGTATATTAATTGGTTTAATTGTGGAGGCGTTTAAGTGAATAATTATGAGAGTCACGCATGGACTGAGTTTCGCGCAGCAGGTTGGGTTGATGAGAACAATAAGTTCAATGATGAGATGCAGGAGATGATCTGCACTCACGTATTGAAGTTGCTCGATGTGTTTCACGATGAAGGACATTCTGGATCATCTGCACCGTATACAATCAATATGTTCAGGAGACTGGCTTCATTTGAACCTATTGCGCCCGTGACTGGTGAGGATTGGGAATGGGTTGATGTTGAAGATAGAATGGGTTCTCCTCTGTGGCAGAACAAGCGATGCAGTTCGATATTCAAAGACAAGGACGGTGCTTACGACATAGAGGGTATCGTATTCTGGGAATGGTACAAGAATGACGAAGGCGAGATGCGTAAGGCTTACTTTACTAGCTCCGCATCTAGAGTTCCCGTAACATTTCCCTACGTTAAACCCGATAAGCCTGAGTATCGATTCATGCCTACTGCAGAATATCCTTACGAGGTCCTATGAAGACTCGTGAGCAGATCATCACCGACATGTGCTACACTTGGCGCCACGACTATGGTCTAGCTAAAGAGAAAGATCCAGCCGGTTATAGCTTTCCATATCTAGCTGGTATGGACGATGAAGAGAGAAAAGCACTGTGGAATCAAATGGCTCAACTTTATGATAGATGTATAGCACCCAACTTCACTGGTGTACGGCAGGATTCCATATATAAATGTAGAGTATGTGGATTAGAAGGAACGTCTGGTTACGTGTGTCCGAGGTACGACTGTCCAGTTAGAATAACTTGTTGATATGAGCAAAGACGAAGTAAAAGAAAAGAGAAGTAAGCGTCTACACGACGAAGAGACACACATCAAGAAACAGGTGCGTATCGCGAAACAGTATGGTGTAGATAAGAAATATGTAGAGCAACCCCATAGATTCGCAAAGCATCACGTGTTCGACTGTGGTAATCCCAAGTGTGTGCTGTGTTCGAATCCTAGACACAACAAGATGTCTAAAGATAAGCTTACTATTCAAGAGAAAAGATTATTTCAGTCTGAACTACAAGACGATTCCGAATGATAGACGCATTTCAAACTTATAAGTACTACACGGCAGTAAGACTCCATTTGACCACAGATCGCTACGACGTCTTCCAGTCGAATGGTCGAGTATCCGGATCGAGAGCTACCTTTGACAAGCGACCAGACAGAGGACTGTTTGAAAAGATCGGCAGGAAGTTCTCGGCTCCTCGAGATCTAATAGAATACTTCGTCGCGAATATTGCCTACGGTAACGACTCAGTGGTGTACTCTACAACGGCCGATGAATATTATACTACTTGGATATCTCGAAAAGAGTCTCGAACCGCTCTGTTCAAGAAGCAGATGAGCGAGATATATAATCATCTAGAATTAAAGAACCTAAGTGAAGAAGATCTCTACAGTGTAGAAGGTGAGATTCCTGAACTATTGAATCTCTACTTTGCTGGAGTAGTTCATCTTGAAACTATGGTTATTCTAGACGAACTAGAAAACTTCTTGCCAAGATGGGATTGCTTGAGTTTGATTTGGGGTAACCAACTGCGTATCATCAATAAGATAAAAAAGTTTGTTAAGTTCGACAGAAGTAAGGTAGAATTAATCTATAACCACTACAGGGAACACGCAACAGAGCTATAACATGGGCCGCACAGTATATAAATTTCGTGACGACGACGAAGAAGATAGACACCGCCGTAAAAGTAAATCGCCAAAACATTCGAGAAATATCCCTGGCAAGGGTATGCGTGTTATAAATAGTTGGTCAGAGGAAGACGACATCGAACTCGAATTCGAAGAAGATGTCAAAACCAAAGACGAATATCTCGATAACACACCGTTTATACATCGTAAATAAAGGAAAATATATGGACATTACTACACTCCGCAAGATGCGTTCTTCAAACTTCGCTAAGATCAGCACCGAGTTCGAGAAGATCGCTAATCCCCAGTCAGACTCTAAGTCTTATCAAGACGACCGCTTTTGGAAACTAGAACCAGATAAAGCCGGTAACGCTTCAGCGACTATTCGCTTCCTTCCTAATCCCGATCCAAACGAGCTCCCTTGGGTTAGAGTATTCAATCACGGCTTCCAAGGTCCTACTGGCAAATGGTATATTGAGAATTCTCGTACTACGATCGGCGAAGCTGATCCAGTTGGTGAGTTGAACGCTCGTCTCTGGAATTCTGGTATCGAAGCTGATAAAGAAGTAGCCCGCAAACAGAAGCGTCGGTTGACCTACATCGCCAACGTGATGATCGTCTCAGATCCTAAGCATCCTGAGAACGAAGGTCAAGTTCGCCTGTTTAAGTTTGGTAAGAAGATCTTCGACAAGATCATGGACAAAGCTCGTCCAACGTTTGAGGATGAGACACCCGTCAACGTCTTCGATCTATGGGAAGGTGCAGACTTCAAGCTTCGTCAGCGCAAGGTCGAGGGTTATCCTAACTACGATCAGTCGACGTTCATGGAACCAGCAGCTGTAACTGAGAGCGAAGAAGATCTGTTGAAGCTCATGAATAAAGTTCATGACCTCAAAGAGTTCGTCGATCCTAAGAACTTCAAGTCGTACGAAGAGCTATCACGTAAACTCGAGTCAGTATTGAATGGATCTTCAGCTCCAGTTCAGACCGCCGAGTCGATGAGTGAAGAGCAAGACGCACCTGAAGTTAAGAAGGTCGTAAAGCCAGCTACTAAGAAAGTCGCTGTGACTGCTCCTGATGAAGATGAGGATGCAGAAGCGATGAGTTTCTTTAAGAAGATCGCTATGGAAGAGTGATCCACGTAAGAGTGGATAGTGACAAGGGAGGCGAAAGCCTCCCTTTTTTTATGGCCCGATATAAGATGTGTTTGATATGTAATCAATAAACCCGCCGTCGTTGTTGCGAACAGGAGCTGGCATAGTAATATTCTGTCTATTCGTTGTGTTGACATTAGTTGGAGCGTTTACTATAACTGGTGCCGGCTGCGCAGTTGTCATAGAAGCTTGTGCGTTAGCTGCAGAACGATTATATATTTCAGTCCCACTGGTGACCTGAGGCTTGCTCGCTGCCAGTAGATCGGTTGCTTTAGCATAGCCGACGTCGACTTTTCTCTTATCCCAGAATCCTAACTGCTGATATGCCTCATCTTCTTTAACGATCTCAGCAATTGCTGCAGTATCCTTTCCTTCTCTAGCAGCTGACTTAATCTGACGAAAAGCTCTAGCTGATATATCTTTTACACCTTCTTCACCCGCTACACTACCACCTAATATAGCTTTTCCTGTCTTAGGATCGAACTGAGCGAAAGCATCTTGTATGTCTACTTTATTGTTATCTTGTCTTTCAGTATTGACTAGAACTCGTGTAGATTCTGCATCTGTTGAAACTATATTCTGTTGCATCGAGCTTCTAGTATTTCCTTCGCTATCTTGTGTTGTCTTCAATTGTGTTTCACTAGATATTTTTGTTACGTCTGGTTCAGGCCTAAATGGATAGAACGGACCAATGCTGACTTTCTTCTTTATAATTGGTATAGTAAAAGAAATCTCAGGTATACCAAAATCTTCTAAGAAAGATATGACATCGTTCTTCATCTTAATAAAGAATTGTTTTACTGGTTCGAATACTTTTGCTAGTGGTTTTAATACGTATTCGTCTAGTAGACCGTAAAGTTGAGTTGCTATATTCGTTAATGGTTCTACGATGTAGATATCAAATAGATCACCCATCCAACTGAAGAATTCTGTGACTGGGGTTATAATGTATTCATCTACAGCTTTACCCATCCATGTAACAGCACTCTTTAAAGTCTCAGCATCTATTAGGCCGAAGCTTAAGAATTCTATAATTCCCCCTAATCCGTCTAAAAGAACATCTATAAAATCGCCACCGTCGAAAAAAGTATTAAATGCATCGATGATACCATTGACTATAGCGCCAACTATCATCGCAGGTATGAATACTTTCGTGAATATCTTAAGTAAATTCTTAGGATTAAACAAGAACTTTAAAGCTGCCATGACTCCTTCTTTTAACCAGCCTAGAGCTTTCTCTAATATTCCATCTAAGAATCCACCTACTTTTTTCTTTGGTTCTTCTTTCTGTTCTTCTTCTCCGCCCCCAGCACCTCGAGTATTAGCTTCTATCTTACTTAATAGATCTATAACCTGCGCCTGTTGACGCTGCGATTCTAGAGCTGCTTCATCCGAGAAGCTATCTGCCGATACTGTCTTTGCACCACCATCTTCTGTAACTTTTGCTGTTCTAACAGAAGACTTAGATTCTTGTTCTTTGACCTGTCTAATTCTAGGATCAACCTTTTCCATCTGCTCAGCTAGAGTGCCACGCATTTGAAATAAACCAGCTTTCTTTATCTGATCTTCTCTGTATCCTGCTTTTTCTAGTCTGGAGATTTCGCCCTCATTAGCTCGCATGTCTCTACGAAGTCTCTGCTGCTCGTCAAATTGAGCTCCAAATGTTCTTCTTGCAGTGGCTTTCTTTTCTTCGTCTGTAGCACCCTTAGCTATCTTATAGTAGTTAGGATCTGTCTTCATTCTATCTTCGACATACTGCATGCGTGCAGCGCGTCGATTGACAGCTGTTGAGACTATACCACCCGACTCAGCGTCGACTATACCTGTCTTATTTAAGAATCCCTTTAGAGTAAAGAAATCCTTAAATCCTTTCTTAAAGTCTCCTATACGTTCGCCAATAGTCTTGAATTGTTCTAAAGCCATAGACTTATCTGTGATCTGTCCCGCGCGCTCAGGAGACATCTTCTCGATAGCTTTGGTCTGCTTCTTAACTTCTTTGAACAGTTGAATCACATTAGAGTTGAGTTGCTCATCGGCCTTCTCAACTTTTTGATGATGATTCTGAGCCGATAGCTGTAACAGTCTATCCTGCTTGGTGAGATCTGTTAGTTCTGCCAGTTGCTTTTCTTGCTTTTCTAAAGCGTTTTTCATATCTTGTTTCTCTCTATTCTCTGTTTTTCTTCTTCCAGATATTGAATCAACATGGCAACGTAAATCTCTCGCTCAAATGGTATTAGGTTCTCAATGTCTGCTAGACTATACTTATGGTACTGCATCAGAGCGAAGTTATTCTTGTAATAGTTAGCGAGACTTTCATGACAAAGATTAATTAGAAAAAATTTTCGATTCCTTGTATGCTGTGATTATGCATATAGTTACAAACTGGGCAACTAAATTCTATTTTTTTCTCTAACTTAGGCATAGTTTCAAAGAACTGTTGGATCTTCTTAAACTGTGACTGTGTTAGATTATCTAAGAAAGAAATTAATTCTTCTTTACTCTGTTCTTTAGAAGAATATATCTGATCACCGGCATAGATGTTGTCAATACAAGACGTAATTACTTCGAAAACAGCTTCGATACTTTCTTCTTTTACGTTCTTCATTTTGTCAAGCATATCTAAGCTAGGATACTTCATAGTCACACCAACGTCGTCAAAGAGATCAATACTCTTCTTATGATCTGGATGAAATTCGACTTCTAACTCCGTAAGATTGATTGCGACTTTCATCTTTGCCTTGGGGTCATTGCATTCAAGGCAGTTGAACATAAGCTCTGATATCTCGCCTACAGATTTAGCTCGAAGCTGGCAGAAGATATATTCTATGTCAAATATAGCTAGATCTTCTACATTTAACTTACCAAACGTACAAGACGATATAATGTCTTTGATCGTATTCAGCATCACTGCAGGATCTTCACTCTGCTGAGCGATCAAGAGAGCTTTTTCTTCTTTAACTAAGAAAGCTCTGTACTTAACTTTTTTCTTTAGTGAAGGCACTTTCAATTCATATGTCGGACTCGACATTACTGGTAAAGCCATGTTATTTTTCCTTTCGTAAATTTTCAAGCATCTTGCTCAACTCATTAGTGCTACCTACGAAGATAGCGTTATTCGTCACGTTGTTTGGCTGTTGTCTAGGAGTTTCTACTATCTGTTTCTTTCTATGAAGGTCTAGCAATTGGGTGTTTATGTCTGATAAATTCTTCATTAGACCACCCACAACTTCAAAAGCCCGAGGATGTTCTGAGTTTTTTGCCACTTCTAAAGCATGATACAATGCATCTTCACCTTGTGCTAATAAATTATGTAGATTGCGTCTAGTCGCATCATAATCATGTTCTAAAGCTTCATTGCTTTCTAATTTTTCAAGAGACACATGAGCAACAGGTTCCATCTTACTGATGGGCTGAACATCAAAGACTTCGCTTAATTTATCAGTATTCATAATTGTTTCCATTATGTAAAGATACCAGCATATCCAGTAAATTCACCAATATTTTCTCTACTAGATGCGCTTATAACGCCATCCACCGAAGCAAAATCGTATCCATCAAATCTATTTTGAAACGATCTAAAATTATTAAAATATTCTGGAGGCATTTCTACTGGTAAATATCCATAGTCATATGTAGGCATAGAACTAGCTACAGGAGGTATTATAGCTGCATTGATACTCTTCTCAGTTGCTAGTAGTTTAGTAGTATAATACTCATAACTTATCGTTATGTTCATTTTCATTACTTCTTTACCGGCATAATCTAATTGTATAGGTGCGATCGCTTTTGGAAAACAATTATATAAAGTAGTATTATACGCCATTTCTTCTTCGTTATTTCCTACGCGAATTTCTATACTATTACATCTATATTGTTGTGGATAGGAATAATCTCTAGATGTTGGATTTTGTATAAGTTCTATCCATTTGTCGAACAGATATTTTACAGTCATGTCGGCGTCGACATAAAAACCAAGAGTAACTTGTTCATATAGTCTTTCGTATGGAACTTCTCTTGTTTCGCCGTACGATCTTATAGGAGCACTAGCAAATGACGTACCAGGAATAGATGTCTGATCACAGAATAAAATTACTCTTCGCATATTAATTTCTCTCATACCTGCTAGACTTTCAGGTAGATGTATTGCTACTAAGAACTTATTATTCTTAGCTACTCCACTTTTTACATATGAAATAAATTCTTTTAAAGTATTCATAGACTTACTGAATCTCCCCAGACTCTGTTCTTATTAGACTTAACAAATCGTTCTACTGGCAACATCATAGCAGTATGCCAGTCTTGGCCTGGAATCTCTAGAAACGGAGACTCGACGTGTTCGTTAAGATAGTGTTTTATACATGGTTCTGCGAATCTAAACTTACTAGCTCCAGATATAAGCGACCAGGAGTATCTTATCTTAGTAGTCTCATCGAAAGCGGTGTTGGTCGCGAACTGCATCAGTCTCGTCATTAACTGCACCCTGTAATAATATGGTAAGTAGTGCATGTTGAGACCCATGAACCCGCCTTGTACTTTTGCGTAAGGAAACACAAGAGGAAAGGTGTCGTAATATGGTAGAGTGTCTTTCATCTTTGGATCATAGAAAAACATATAGAGTCTACCTGGAACTAAGCGAGTCGTCTGCTGACCTTGGTTTAATAATTTTCTAGGCGTAATACCAGTTCTCTTCTTTAGTAGAAGAGCTTGTTGTTCGAACCATGTTTTAGATTTTGTCGCTATACTTTTGTCGTAGCGATATTTCTCAAACAGTGTTTCAAGAGGTTGTTTTGCCATTATAGTCCAAGTTCTTTTTCCGTAATTACCATAAATTCCCAGTTACGAGCTTTAGCGAATCTTCTAGCTGAGTCCCACTTAGCCTGATTAACTAGATACGTAGCGGCTTCTTCCAAGTATCTCTTTGTCTTTCTAGTCCCTTTTGGAGGGACAGTCTGACTAGATGGTTTAATCTCCACAAGATATACCTTATTATTTACCGTCTGTATCTTGAAGTCCACAAAGTATCTATGGGGCTTTCCATCTACAGGCGAGACATATGGTATTATAGTCTCTTCAGAACTCCATTTTAGAATATCGGGATTTCTGTCACACCATATCGCAAACTTTGTCTCCCAACTAGACCTCATTATGATGTTTGAAGCATCACCGATATACTTCTGGGGAAACATTGGTACATATTTTCTCTTATGATACATCTCTAATATGAATAAATAACATAGATCAATTCTATTTATAAGCCAATCTATGGATCCAGAACTATACCAATATCCGGCTAAATCTTCGAGTGACCAACAGCCTTCTGAAAAGAATGCTTTTGCGCCAGCTTTTAGCTATGGTGGATCGTTATTTGACGCTAATAAGTATAGCGTAAAAGGTCTAGTGTATCCAGACGATCTTATGGCAGATCCCATGTCGAATAGATACGGTGGGAATAAGGTAGTGTTTTATATTAATACTGCCGTAGATTCTAGATTATTTAAGAATAATTCTCAAGTAGCAGTAGTTGGTGGTGTACAGAAAGATCGAATGAGAGGCGGTCTCATAAATCAAAATATAAGTGGACTACAGGCTGGTGCTGCAGCTGGTATAGCAGGCACAGCAGCGGGTGGAATTGCAGCCGGCGCACTTGGTGGCTCAAATAGTGTAGGAGCTGGTGGTTTAGCCGGTGGTGCGATTGGCGTAGCTGGCACTGCACTTATAGCTGGAAATGCACCAGCTTCAGATCAAGAAGTTCCACCGAGTGAAGAAAAGCCTGGAGTGTTTACACGACCTCAGAAGAGACTAAGAGCAGCTATCGCTCTATATATTCCTAATCAACTTAATGTTAGATATTCTGTTGGTTGGGGAGAAGAAGATACTCTCGCTTTTTCAGCTTTAGCTCGAGGGGCCGAAGAAATAGGTAGAGCTTTTTCTAAAGATATTAATGCAAAGAGAACTGGTGGACTAGTCGGCGAAGTACTAGCGGCCGCTGCTATTAACGCTGCACCATTTGGAAAAGAACAAGCTCTTGCTGCTGGCTTAGCAGTCAATCCAAAGAAAGAGCAAGCATTTAAGAACGTAGATTTTAGAACTTTTACTTTCGACTATCAGTTTTCGCCTAGGTCCAGCGCTGAAGCACAAAATGTATTGAACATTGTTCGCGCGTTTAAGTATCACATGCATCCTGAATTTAAGAGCGAAGATCAATTTTTATATGTGTACCCATCTGAGTTTGATATAGCTTATTACAAAGGTATCAATGAAAATCTTGCGATTCATCGCCATACTTCTTGTGTACTCACAGAGATGAATGTTAACTATACGCCCAATGGTTCTTTCTCGACTTTTGCTGATGGTACACCAACTCAGATTAATATGTCTCTAACATTTAGAGAACTCCAGCTTCTTAGTAAAGAAACTATCGAGAAATATCTCTAAACGGAAACTCAAAATGTACTTTAGTAATTTTCAAAAGATATTCTATGATTTCCCTACAAAAGAGAATCAGGAAAATACACTACATATTCTTACTGACATTACTGCAAATGTAAGAGTAAGAAAACAGATTTTAGAAAATATAACGCTGTATGATGAATACGATATTTTAGATGGAGAAACTCCAGAGCTGATTGCCGAAAAAATTTATGGTAATCCAGAATATCATTGGATTATAATGTTGGTCAATCAGAGATACGACTACATTCGTGATTTTCCTATGTCGGTTGGAGAACTATATGATTATGTAGTAGATAAGTATGGTGTTGAAGGAAAAGATAGAGTTCATCACTATGAGAAAAATGGACAGATAGTAGAAGCTCTAGCGACTATGAGTATCCCAGCATTAGCTCATTCACAGATGAAGAAGAATGATTTTATATTTACTAATACAGCAAATGCTAGAATAGAAGCCATATCTTATAAATTCAATATTAGTAATGTCTCAAACAGAAATAAGTTTGCGCCCTTTAAGTCAGTTAAACTATATGATGCTCCATTATCTACTAGGACTATAGATAACTATATGGGCACAGCAAACGTTTACGAGTTAAACGAACTTGACATCACTGTAGGTAATATCAATTTGTTGTCTGGTAAATTTGCACCCGACATTGCATCTATATTTACAGAATCCGACGACTTTAAATGTAATATGACTTTGAATACAACTAGTCAACCTATAATCAATGTACTAGTTGATTATGGAAGATTTATATCTGGTGATCCAGCGACAGTCAGAGGTTTTAGATTCAACGACGAAGGAATTCAAACACTCAGTAATGTAGTCAGCTACTATGTACCGCAGACTGATGGATTTGTTTTAAACGATGATTATATCCCAATAACTAACTATGAATACGAATTAATTACCAATGAAAATAAGAGAAGAATAAAGATAATATCTCCAAGATTAGTTGGTCAAATAGTCGAAGAAATGAAACAGCTTATGGCTCCTCGATAAATGCAATCTAGTACATCGAATTTAAGATTTGCCGGCGACGTCTATATAAAAGAAGTTCAACTCAATTCACTAAATGGTAGAGTTGCTAATGTAACTGCGCAGGTAGAACAGATAGAGATCTTTGAGGATCTCTTTTCGCCGTTTACTACTATGTCTATAGTGATGAGAGAATCTATAGACTATATAAATTTATTTCCATTCGTTGGAGAAGAGTATGTAGACATAGACATATTTACTCCAACTATGAATAAAGGATTTAAAGGCCGCTACTACATTTATAAAATTACAAATAGAGAATACAGTAAAGAAAAGGAAGTAGTATATACTATTAAAGCTATTTCTCAAGAATTTCTTGTAGATGCTAATACTAAAATAAGTAAAGGATTCAATGGTAATATTTCTGAAATAGCTAGAAGCATTATGTTAAAAGAAGGTCTGAATACGCAAAAGAACATAGTAATAGATCCAGCCACAAATAAAACTAGATTCACTGCAAACTATTGGACACCAAGCAGATGTCTAAACATACTTTCTGCTAGTGCAGTCGACAGTAGTAATTCTCCTTCTTTCTTATTCTTCGAAAATAGAGATGGATTTAATTTTAGATCTATTAATAGTATTCTGACGAGACAGATCTATCAACAGTTTAAAAAAGATAATTACGTTAGAGACACTAACTACGACGGAGTTACTAGCAGTAGAAATATAGAAGAAGATTATAAGAGAATAATAAGCTTGAGTATACCAGTAGTCACCGACTATATGGACGATATTCAGACCGGCAAGATAAAATCGCGAATGATAAACTACGACATATTGACTAAGAAATATGCCGTCAAAGATTACTCTGTTAAAAAAGATAAAGCTAAACCAGTATGGTTGAATAAAAATCCAGCTTATTCGAAATATACTCTAGCGAATGCTGCCAGTACTCTAATCAGCATGCCAAAACACTATAATAATTTTAACAACTACATAGATACTACAAATTCTAAGACGATGCAGAGAAGACTGTCGTTTTTTAAACTGCTAGAATCTTACAAAGTCAATATTCAAGTTTATGGAAGAACAGACTATACAGTAAGCCAAATAGTTGATTTGAACATATCTAAAGCGACTCAATTATTTAAGAATGAAAATGATCCTAGAGACTTAATTATTTCTGGAAAATATGTAGTGTCAGCTCTCAATCATACTATTACTAGAGATCAACACATATGCAATATGGAACTTATAAAGAACTCAGTTCTAACAGACTTGAGTAACGAATAAGGACGAATATGAATTTATATACTGGTTGTGTAGAGAATAGAAAAGATCCAATGAAACTCGGGCGATGCCAAGTCCGAGTTGTAGGTGTACACACTCACGATAAGATAGTTCTTCCAACTGACGATCTACCTTGGGCATACCCCATGCAGCCAGTAACTTCGGCTGCTATGAATGGTATTGGACACACACCTCTCGGCGTGGTAGAAGGTACTTGGGTTGTTGTTATGTTTCGAGATGAAGAGAAACAACAGCCAATTATATTGGGATCTTTAGGTGGTATACCACAACAAGATTCAAAGAGTGTAGATGAAGATGAAGATGACGTAATTACTATTGAGACTGGAACTAAACATATAGAGTCGACTCCAAAAGGAGATGTGCTTGTTTCTCAGTCAGGATCTGTGGTAACTGATGGCAATGGAAATCCTTGGACAACTGGATCTAGTAGTACTGCAGTTCAGCCTGAAGCAAAATTAATTGATTCTAAGCCGGGGACTCCTCCACCAGCTAAAGCAAAACCAGGTATTGACGCACTAAACAAAGCAATGGATGCTACTGGATTTACTGGCAAGTATGGTAGAGCCGCTTTACTTGCGATCGCAGGTGGAGAATGTGGATGGATACCTCAAGAAGAAGGGTATAATTATTCTGCAAATGCTCTTATGTCAGTGTTTGGAAAAACTTTTGGTGGAAAACCAGAATTAGCAGCTAAGTATGCTCGTTGGAAAGGAACTAGAGAAGAGTTCTTTGCATTCGTATATGCTCCAGAAAATAATGGATCGCAGTTAGGTAATAATCAACCGGGTGATGGCGGGCGATTTTATGGCCGAGGATTTATTCAACTCACAGGCCGCGGCAACTACACCAGATATGGTCGTATAGCAGGCGTAGACATACTAGGTAATCCATCGCTATTAAATCAAGATTACGATATTTCTGCCAGAGTGGCCATAGCTTATTTTAGAGATAGAGTTAAGGTTTCTCCAGATGATCCTTCTTATATGGAGGCAGCGTTAAAGGCAGTTGGAGGTGTTGGTGGAATTGGATTCGAAAAGAAAAGAGGCTACTATCGATATTTCTTAGGTGAACCGGTTCCTCCGCCAGAACAAACTAATAAGTCTACTAAACCTGAAGACACAGTTCAAAATGTGCCCATAGCAGCGAATGGACTACCCGAAGATAGACAGAAGAATGTAGTCGTAGGATTCTCAGATCCGAACATGAAGTATCCTTTGCGAGATTATGTTGGTGAACCAGACACAAATAGACTTGCAAGAAGTAAGACAATCGGCACGTGTATAGAATTTAAAGACAAGCAGAGAATTACTGGAGTAGAAACTGCTAAAGGAATTACTTGGGATCAGGTTAATGTTCCTTACAACGCGCAGTATCCTTACAATAAGGTTACAGAGTCTGAATCTGGCCACGTGTTAGAATTTGATGATACTCCAGAAAATGAGCGAATTCATCTATATCATCGAATGGGCACCTTCATAGAGATCGACGCTAATGGCACTCAAGTTAATCGAATAGTTGGTGATGGATACCACATCATCGACCGCAACGGCTATATTCTTATAGAAGGTGTAGCGAATATCACCGTAAAAGGCAACTGTAACGTATTGATCGACGCTGATGCAAACATAGACGTGACGGGCGACACTAATATCAATATGGCTGGTAATGCCAACTTTAATGTCGCAAACGACATGGCTATCAACGTAGGCGGTGATCTAAAGATACGAGCCGGAGACATCAAGATAAACTCCGAAGCAGATTTCAACGTCACGACTTCTAGCGACGTTAAGTTTAGTGCAGAAGGATCGTTTAATTCTACTTCCGGTAGTTCTACTTTCTTGACAGCCGCTGGAAGTATGGAGATCAACGCTTCTGGAAAGGCTAACATTGAAGGTTCTACTGTTCACTTCGCCGAGGGCGCAGGAACTGCAACTGCAGCCACTTCATCTGGACTTGGCGAACCTATCGATGCTGGTTCTAAGAATACTCAGACTTTCGCTCAGTTACAACCTCCAGCTAGAAATGCTGAAGATGATTTTAAGTTTGAAACGCCTGAAGAAAATGAAGAAGAACCAGAGAAAGCTAAACAGTTCCATGACAATAGACCAACTGCTCCCAACGAACAGAGCCCGACTGTAACTCCACCCGCAGATGCTCCAGTACAGGATAAACCAGACAATAAGATTGAGACACAAAATGTAGATTGCTCTGTGTTCATCGACATGAAGTCGTTCCCTGACTCATATGTAGTCCACACAGATTCTACTGGATATGCTTGGACTATTGGTACTCTAACTAAGGGCAGAGCTATCATACCTGGAAAATATGGAATGGGACTTGGAAGAGGTTCTAAAGATATGAGTGTTAGTGAGATCGTTTGTAATCTAAAAGGACTGTGCGTTAATATCTTAGGTCCTATAAATGAGTCAGTCGGGCGAGTTGGAAAATCATGGAACTTGAATTCATGTTTTAGAAACGACGTTCCAACTGGTGGTTCACTCACTTCGCAGCACTTGATTGGTTCAGCAGCTGATATATCAATCGGTGGTAATTTTGGTTACAAAGCAATGTTTGACTTTGCAAAGAAAGCATCAGAGACTCTACCCTACGATCAACTGTTACTAGAATATAGAGACCGCACCGATGGCAGAATATGTTGGGTACACATAAGTAATAACAATTATGGCCCACCAAAGAAAGATTTACGTACGTTCTTAAATGACAAGACACATACTGCAGGCAAGCTAGTTTACCTAGGATCGTGATATGTCTCTTGTAGTTAATCCAAATGTTGAGCTGGAAGTAGATGGATTATTTCCAGAAGATATAGAGATAACTGAAGTATTCTCGCTGCAGCTTTATAACCCTGCTTCTGTAGCTATATTCAAGTTAAAAATAAAGAGTCAGAGTGTTGCCGACTTCGCTGATCCGACTGCTAGTACTGAAGAAAGTGGGCCTCCACCATCTTTTAATGGTAAGTTTGAGGGTACTTTGTTCAATGCTGCTGTTGAAGTAGAAGTAACTATGCCAATAGATGAGCTCACTGGTCCAGTTGGAGTAGCCACATTAACTAGCGCTGTATTACTTGATTATAGTGTTGACTGTGATGGATTTACTGGAGCACAACAGGGAAATGATATTATTGTAAGTGGAACACCATTTAATGTATTTGATTCTGTCTATAGATTTATAATGCCTGATGGTTCCATCAAAGCTTTATCTGCAGACACAACAGAAGATTTTGTTTCTATTGTCGAGTGGGCTCCTCCAAGTATAAAAGTTAGAGAACTTTCTCATAAGTTTAGTATAATAGCAAATTATGTAGAAGATGGGGTAAATAGAACTAGAGCTATGACTTTAGTGATGCCTCAGACAATAAGATGGAATTTTAATAGTGCTGTTAGTTCTTTTCAACAACTCGTAGCCAGAGGTAGGAGACTGTAATGCCTTCAGTTGCTAGAGCAAATGGAACAGATCGTGTATTATCTCCAGATGGTACAGGAAAAAAGTGTGCTTTCCCAATGAATACTGCGACAGGTCCTGCGACTCAAACGCGGGTATTCGCCGATGGAATACTAATAGCGGTCATAGGAGATCCAGTACAACCACACCCGCGCAGAGGTTGTGCACCGGATACACAAACTCTATCAAGCGCTAGCGCAAGAGTCTCAGCTATGGGTAAGAAGATAGGGAGAATCGGTGATATTTATGGAGATAACATTATCACTTCTGGCAGTTTTAGATGTTTCAGCAGCTAAGAGTCAAATAAATAATATCTATGGCTAGAAATACACGAACATTTACAGATCTCGACTTTAACTTCCTTCTTCATCCGAAGACGGGAGACGTATCTACTCGCTCAGATGAAGAGGCTATAAAACAATCTATTAGGAATTTGGTTTTAACTCGAAATTTTGAGAGACCATTTCGCCCTGAAGTTGGTTGTCAAGCTACAACTCTATTGTTTGAGCCTGCATCTCCAATGCTGGCTCAACTTATGGAAAGAAGTATAGCAGATGTTATAAACAATTTTGAGCCTAGAGCAGTTCTCTTGGGCGTAAGAGCAAATTTTAGCCCAGAAAATAATTCAGTTTATATCGTTGTAACATTTAAGATTAGAAATACAGAGACGCCTATTGAGGTAAACTTAATTCTAGAGAGAACTAGATGAATAATAACAGAATAAAAGTATCAGATTTAGACTACAATGAAATTAGAGAGAATCTAAAGACCTTCATGAGAGGTCAGTCTCAATTCTCAGACTATGACTTTGATGGTTCAGCTCTGTCTACATTAATAGATGTTCTTGCGTATAATACACACTATAACGCTCTGTATACTAATCTAGCCATAAACGAGATGTTTTTGGATTCTGCCAGTAAGAGAAGTAGTGTAGTATCAATAGCTAATAATTTTGGATACATGCCTGTTTCAGCTAGAGCAGCTAGATCTACTCTAACTGTGACTGTTACTCAAGCCGGAGCAACAGAAACTGTAAAATATCTACCAAAGTATAGTAGCTTTACTACTACTATTGATAATACTCAATATTCTTTTTATACACTCCAAGATTATATTGCCAATAGAGTTGGAAATGTATATACTTTTCAAAATGTAGAGGTATTTGAAGGCACACCACAGACTCTGTTATTTGTGTGTACAGAATTCAATGAGAAATTCATTCTCCCAAATACTAATATAGACAGTTCTACTATAGAAATTACAGTTCAACCAACTAGTGAACAGCCAGATTATGAAAAATACACTATAGTATCAGACATATTAGATTTAACACCGACCAGTAAAGTGTTTTTTCTAAAAGAAATGGACGATCAGACGTATCAGATATCTTTTGGTCGTCAGGGATTGGGTCTGCCAATAGATATCGGTAATATAGTTACCGTGCGATATTTAGTTACCAATAAAGAAGCTGGAAATGGGGCTACTCTCTACACATATACTGGAGCTGGTTTAGGAGGAGTTGTTAGTGTAACATCTTCAGTGACTAGCTATGGCGGAAAAGAAATAGAATCTATCGAACAAGTTAAATATAATGTAAGCCAAAGTTTCTTTGATCAAAATAGAGCTGTTACTCCAGGTGACTATGTAGCTTTAATCAAGAGACTCTATACTAATTTGGACTCAATAAGTGTCTGGGGTGGAGAGGATAACGATCCTCCTCAGTATGGTAGAGTCTACATATCGATCAAACCTACTACTGGACCATTCTTAACACCTCCAGAAAAAACATATATCTCAGAAACACTACTTAAATCAAAGAATGTAGTCTCTGTGACTCCAGTCATAATCGATCCAACATATATTGAGCTAGAGTTAAACACGTCAGTCTACTATAATAAGAGTAGGACTACTCGATCAGTAGATGAATTGAAAGCTGCTATAATTTCTGGTATACAAAATTATAGAGAAACATATCTACAGAAATACGATGGTGTGTTTCGTATGTCTAAGTTTAACGCTATGATCGACGGGATTGACCAATCGATCAGTAGCAACATTACTACATTTAAAGCATATACAGAGATCGTCCCAAAATATTCTGTCGCATCAGAATATAAATTGAACCTAGTCAATCCAATCTACAGTGAAGGAGTTCCTGTAGAAGCTTTTAAGTCTACTGGATTTTATTTAGATGATACCGATACAGTATATTATATGGATGACGACGGTGCTGGTCATGTTAGAATATATAGTATAGTTTCGGCTACTGGCCAAAAAGTTATCTATAAGTCATCTATAGGAACTATAGATTATGACAATGGTAAAGTTATTATAAGCGGTTTAAAAATTATCAATCTTTATGAACCAAATTTTTATTTTATATTTAAGACTGCATCTTTTGATGTTATATCGGTTCGTAATCAGATAGTAGATATACCTGATTCCAGAATCTCTGTCAATATAATTGAAGACGTAGTAGCTTCAGGAACTTACAAAGGTGGTACCAACTACATCTTCACCAAGAGTAGAAATTAATGACTAAGCTTAAGCAGTCTGTCGCAGTTCAGAGACAGATACCACAACACGTTCGAGATAATTATCCTGCTTTCGTAGAGTTTATTAAGCTCTACTACGAATTTCTCGAAGAAACTCAGTCTCAGAATCTAGAAAAGATTCGAGATCTAGAGACAACTCTCGAGGAATTTATCGATAGATTTAAGTTGGAACTTGCTAAAAATGTTCCTATTGAGATGTCCAACGATAGAAGACTATTACTCCAACATATTAGAGAGTTTTATCTTTCTAGAGGTTCTGAAGACTCTTTTAAGTTCGTATTTAAATCTCTATTTGGCAAAGATGCAGATTTGTTTTATCCATCTACTCAAATGTTGAGAGTATCAGACGGTAAGTGGCAACAGGAAATAGCGGTATTTGTTAGACTGACTGGATCAACTACGTCTTTATTTCCTTTAGCTGGTAGATATATCAATATTATAACTCCAAGAAAAACTATTCAGACCTTCGTAGAAAATGTTAATGCTTATAACGAATTAACTTATGAAGTACTAATTCAAAGAGACTATGCTAATGAGATAACTGTAGGTTCTACGATAAGATACGTCGATACTGATGGAACTATTTACACTGGTGTTATTGTTCCTTGTCCATCAAAAATTAAAGTGTATAAGCAGGGAAAAGGATTTAGAGTAGGTCAATTATTTTCACTAAAAACTTCTATAGGAAATGGTTGCTTAGTTAAGATTACTAAAGTGAACTCAGATGGTGGAATAGTGGCTGTTCAACCTATTAAGTTTGGTCTAGATTATGTTTCTAGATTTTATTCTTATCTTTCTAATAAAGATATGACTGCGTATGAGTATATGCATCCACTAAAGATTCATACTACAGCACAAACTGCATCTCAAGTTAATACTGCAAATTATACAGCTAGTCCAACTAATGGCACACAAACTTTTGCTATACAATATTATGTTTTAGACGGTGTTCCTTTAGTTGCTGTAACTGTTACTAGAAATGGTACTAAAGTAAATGTCTCGTTTTCTGGAATTTCAGGCACTGCACTAACAGTATCTGGTTTGATAGCTGGAGATGTAGTGAATTTAGTAGGATACAAGTCACCTGGTTATATCGATCCTTATGGAGATTTCGTAGAGTTCGGATTTGCCAGCAAACAGACGTATATGGATTATGATACTACTATCAACGTCGCAAATGAATCATTTGGCGCAGATAGATACTTCGTAGATGCTTCGTACGTTGGCGATATCGTGCAACAGTTCTACACAGATTCTACAAATAAACTAGACGAAGATCTGGCAATTATTGAAATAGAAATAGGAGCAGTAGCTAGATATCCAGGCTACTATAGAACGTCTGATGGATTCATATCAGACGAGATGTATATTCAAGATGGAAAATATTATCAGGCTTTTTCTTATGTCATTAGAGTTGAAGAAGAACTTCGCAAATATGCAGACATTATAAAAGCATTAGTTCACCCTGCTGGTATGAAGATGTTCGCGGAATATAATCTGTTTAATGAGATTATAGTGTCTGCTGGCGTACCAAATGTATTTAGACTTCTTCAATTTTCTGACGAAGTAACTAATATATTCGACCAAGGGGAAAATTATACTATCTATGAAAATGATGAGCCTTTACTGTCATCTTCAAAAGTATTCTCAAATATTGGTAAAGCTGTTTTAATTCCAAGAAAAAATTTCTTTGAGGAAATATAAAGATGATAGTGTTAACTTTCACTGGTGTAGATTCTTCAGGGCAAGAACACGCATTCATTTACAACTATCAAGAGTTGTTTATAAAAGGAATTGTAAAACCACACACAGAGGTTATAGGTGAAGGTTATGCAGCGTTTTCTTCTTTTGATGGAGGACACTATTATATAGCTTCACCTTTAGAAAATGGTGATCAAACGTTTGATGTTGATTATAAGATAGTAAACTTCGTACCTGAAATACAAGTAGAAATTGTTAGAAATGGAATTACATCTACTCCAAATTATCTTGCAACAGATGGTGCTACTATCACTGTAAATGAGCTTCAATCTGGTGATATAGTAAAGATCTATGTTAAACAATATTTTGAAAATAATTATGATGAAACTATATTTAAAGGTATAGAAAAGCCTTTTACAGAACAGATACCAGAATATCTAGTGACTGTGCAAGCATTAGATGGCGATGGAACTAATCACACATTTATAAAAAATTATAATGAGACATACTCAAAAGGCGTCTTAAAAGATCACAGAGAAACCATCCCAGAAGATCTAGTAGTACAAGCAACTAATGATCCTGATTTTGTAATACGCCGTAATTATTCTGAGACTTATCCTAAAGCAGTCAACAAGTCTACACCAGCTGAATTTATTACTGAGAGACTAGCTCCTTATTCTGGACTTGATAGCTTTGGAGCTACTCATTTATTTGCTAGAAATTATGAAGAAACTATAGCAAAATTATTTGATAAGAGAGGTTATAATACAAATCCAGATCATCCAGAAGGTCTAGGGTTTGGTAGATTTGATCTTATTATTCCTGAAAATTTATCTACTACTACTGGCTTAGATAGTGGTGGAACTAGTCATACATTTACAAAAAATTATAGCGAGACTTATGACAAAGATACAACGAAAACGCACACTGAAAATTTAACAGCAGTATTTAACAGAGCTTTAGACTATATACACAGTATATTAAAACCACTTACAGAATCTATTCCTGAAAATTTATCTACTATTACTGGCTTAGATAGTGGTGGAACTAGTCATACATTAATTAAAAGCTATAATGAAACTATATTAAAATTATACTCAAAGCAATTAACTGAGTCTATAACAGAGAGACTGGATACTTCTGGACAAGGATTAGATAGTGGTGGTATTAACCACACATTTATTAAAAATTATGATGAAACAGTAATTAAACAATATCTAAAAAATCCTACAGAATCTATTCCTGAAAATTTATCTACTACTACTGGCTTAGATAGTGGTGGAACTAGTCATACATTTACAAAAAATTATAGCGAAATACATGTTAAAGACACAACAAAAGGACATAGTGAAACTTTAGCAGCACTAGATCCTCCAGAAGCAATTAATAAAAATTTTACAAAACCTCTTGAAGAAATACAACAATTATTAGATCTAGTAGCAAAAACATATCTTAAAAATGTTCCAGAAGAATTGCTAGTATTATCTGATAAAATTGCAAATTTAATTGAAAAAAACATTGCATTTAAAGAATTTGGTTCTACTGAAAATGAAGCAGTTGTAGTTTCATTTAATCGTACAACAGATTATGTTCATGATATATCAAAATTACATCGTGATTCTATCCCAGAAAATTTATCTACTACTACTGGCTTAGATAGTGGTGGAACTAGTCATACATTTCGAAAAAATTATAACGAGACTATATTAAAAGATTATAGAAAAGATCTATTAGAAGCATTAAGTCTATTAGATGTATATGCTTCTGTTTTAACTAAAATAATTCCAAATGAAACGCTATTTGCTACAGATTTTTATATTAATACACCAATTCTCAATAAAGAAGATAGCGCTATAGTTGATCCGTTTGAAGATTTATTCATACAAAATATCCCCGGTTCTGGCACTGGCACATTAAGAGTTCACGAAGTAATGCAGTTGATTACTGATACTATATTCGTAACTAAAGCTATCTTTTTGGATGATTCTTTCTTTATAGATGAAAAATTTATTAATGCTCCAATAAAGAATCTTACAGAATCTTTACCTCTTTCAGATGTATCGAATTCTTCGTTTATCATGGGCACTTTGGCTCAACCGATCTTAACTGTACCAGATAGTAGTTCTTTAAGACCAACTTTAGGCAAGAGTGAAACATTAACTTCACCTACCGATTCTATACTTGGACATTCTATAAACAAAGGTCCAGCAGAAACAATAAATACACCTATGAATGGCAGAATGATATTAAGCCCGTATGACGATCAATCTTCTTATCCATTCAACACATATTTTGTTTACGATAGCGATTATCGTAACTCTACTACCCTCACCTAATCAGGAGAAAACAATGATCTTAATTCCAAAATACACCGGTTTAGTAGAAGTGGCGGGTTCTCTATCTCTAGTTCTTGCGAACGAAGAGACTGGAGAAATTCGTCAAGAAATCTATGTACCTAACCTAGTTCTACCAGCTGGTAAAACCTTTATTGCTTCTAGAATGGTTGGCACTTCTTCAGCGATTATGAGCCATATGGCCATTGGTACTAGTGATACTGCTGAATCTACAGCCGGTACTGTCCAAACTCAGTTGGGAGCTGAGCTAAGTGGTAACAACTACAGCCGTCCTACTCTTACGACTGCTTCCAATAGCTCTAACGTTGTAACCTATACTGCTACTTTCCCAGCAAATAATCCTAATGCTCCTGCTGGCGGTGTTGTTCTTCGTGAAGCTGGTGTATTTAACGCAGCTACTGGTGGTACTATGCTCTGCCGTACAGTATATCCAACTGTAACTAAGCTTCCAGCTGATGCGCTAACTATTACTTGGACCATCACTATTTCCTAATCAAAGGTTATAATGGCTAATCAAACGTCTCTACTGAAGTATTCGTTAAAAACGAATATTGTTAAGTCTATTCTTTTTGAAGTAATTTCAAAGGTATCAAACTATTATTATGTCTTCGGTAGATCACAGGAATGGCCAACGGTAAGTGGAGTAAATCCACTTACCAATAATACTGAAATTTTATCTAGTGAAGAAGATCCACCAGGAATTTCTGACACATATAGCGCAGAGTTAGAATCTCGCCGAAATATAATCTATAGTAAGCTTATAGATTCAAATGACGTAGCTCTAGTTGTACGAAGAATAAATTGGACTTCAGGTTTTACGTATGACCAATACGACGACTATACTGAAGACAATCCTTCGTATACTGGAGCTGCTTCAATAAGTGAAGCACTATTTTATGTTCTTACAGATGACTTTAACGTATATAAATGTCTCTATAATAATAATGGAGCTCAGTCGATCGTAAAACCAACAGGCACTTCAACTGACCCAGTTACTGAAAGCGACGGCTATATCTGGAAATTCATGTATAGTGTTCCGATCTCGTTAAGAAATAAGTTCTTAAATTCTACTTACATGCCAGTTACGACTTCTCTCACTAATCAATTTTATTCTAGAGGTTCTATTCTAGACTATGTTATTGAAGACAGAGGAAAAAAATACATAGCAAATACTTGGAAGATAAAAAGAATTTTAGTTATGAATACTGGTTCTGGTTACACCACCAGCGCCGTCGCTCCGAATTTAGCAGATAATTTAACGATTACTTTTCCATCACCAGATATGAGTGGTGGAATACAAGCTGTAGTAACAAATAATGATATCTACATCGATCAACAAGGGCATGTAATATCAATAAAAGTTAACTCAAATAATACAGGTTATTCTACACAGGTGCAACCAATCATTCATCATGGTTCTGGCACTAATTTAGATATTATAGTCGAATATAGTGTAGATGACGCGGCATATACAAAGTTAAGAGTAGTTGGTGATGGATATAATGAGCTAAATCCTTATACTCTTAAAACTGTCACAGTGATAAACAAAGGATCTTACGACGCGCCTTTGTCCGGCGACTTGTATAGTGTATCCGCTTCTCGACTGTCAACAGCAAAATTACCACAATTGCAATTTAATTTTGTTCCTCAAGAAGCTGCAACCGCTACAGCAATTAGCACAATAGAAGCAGGTAAAAAGTATATAATTGCTAGTGTTGGAACAACTACTACAGCGCAGTGGAATGCTTTAGGTGTGACTGGCAATCCTACTACAGCAGCCACACCACCGGTACAGATTTTCACAGCACTTATTAATGGTACTAGCGCAATGGGTAGTGGCACAGTTAAGCGCGTTACTTATATTATTGATACTGTTGATGTGCTTGACGAAGGTTATGCATTTACAGAACCATTAACTCCACAAGCACCAGTAGGATCTTATGCTCAAGGCACAGTGAGCTTTAATGCTGCTATAATTTCTGGCGGATTTAAGTGTGACTTTAACGTCAATACTCAAAAAAATGAAGCTGAATTAATTCCAATAATTAATACCGATGGCGAAATAACCGCCGTTGTAGTACAAAACTCAGGTATAGGTTACACATTCGCTTCTGTTATAATAGAGGCAAAGAAAAAAGTATTAGTAGATCCTCTAGTTCCTGAGATGGGCTATACTTATAGAGATATTCAAGGCACTGATCCTACTGATACACAAACATATGAAGAAGGATTTGAAGATGGGTCTATCTTATTACAATTTGGTGTAGGGGATGTTGATACCAGACAGTCTAACGTTGAACTTCAGGCTGTTGACGGGTCTATTCCAGTTGTCAATGTAGATTATGGTGGATCTGGATATCCTTCTCCAGTGTATGGACTAGACGAAAATAATACTGTGATTCAAACTGGCGGCACCACAATAAGTTTAGAAGGTGATGGCGCTGGTTGGAGTGGTAGATTAATTATACAAAACGGATCTATCAAAAAAGTAGAAGTTTTAAATGCTGGATCGGGATATACTTACGCCAATGTTGTATTAAATCCGTTACTGACTGGTGCTGCTGGTGCTATACTAAGACCGATTATTTCGCCAAAAGGTGGTCATGGAAAAGACTCTGTGGCAGAACTTTATTGCAATTCTTTATTGATGGTCACAAAGCTTTCTGTAGAAAAAAATAAAGGTATTATTGCTACTAATGACTATAGACAAGTCGCAATCATTAAGAACTTAAAAGCGTATAACGAAGATATATTTTTAAGAAGCCCTAGTTCTTCTTCATGCGCTATGTTTATATGTGATATAAATTCTTTAAATACTTTGTCTTACAATGAATTAGAAAAAAACGACATTCTTAATTATTCTTTTGGTGGACAAACGAAAACTTTTACTCTGATTGATAAGACTATATTGAACAATAAATATTATTTGTTAGTTCAAGTTAACGACAATTATATTACACTTCCTGGAAGTTCAGTGTTCAAACAAGACGGCAGTTCATCTTATAACATAAGTATTAGTTCTGTGCTACAGCCTGACTTTGATAAGTATTCAGGCGAGATGTTATACTTAAACAACAGGACTAAATTCAGTCCTTCTGAAGAACAGACAATAATTGCATCGACCCTACTCAGCTTTTAAGAGATAATATATGGCTATAGATTTTTCTATCGAACCGTTCTTCGACGATTACAACGAAGACAACAAATTTCATAGAATATTATTCAGACCTGGATATGCAGTTCAGGCTCGTGAGTTGACTCAACTTCAGACGATACTACAGAATCAGATCAGTCGTCATGGAGACCATATCTTTAAAGAAGGAGCTATGGTTATTCCTGGACAAATATCGTATGATTTGAATTTAAAATATATAAAATTAGTACAATCTACTAGTATAAATTACGATATTGTATTATCTACATTAAAAGGAAATGATATTAAAAACGCGGCAGGTTTAACTGCCAAAGTTATAGAATATGCTCTTACTGAAGGCAATGATCCTCCTACTCTTTTTCTACGTTACTTGAATACCGTTCAAGATAACAATGGCAATAACGTAAGAGAGTTTGGTGTAGATGATATTCTTTCCCCAGTTGATACTACTTTAGGTACTGGATTAAATGTAACAGTGGCAGATGTTGAAGAATTTTTTGGCAATTCTTCTTCAGCTTCTGTTCAACGTGGTGTTTTTTATATAAAGAAAAATTTCGTATTAGTTCCAGAACAACTAATTATTCTCGACAAATATGGTAATACACCAAGTTATAGAGTAGGTTTGCAAGCAGTTGAGTCTATAGTATACCCTGAAGAAGATGAAAATCTATTAGATAATGCTTTAGGTTCTCCAAATTATTCTGCACCGGGCGCAGCTCGATATGTTATCGACCTACAATTAACCAAGCTTCCAATCGAAAGAACTGCTGGTGTAATTACCGCAAATGAAGACGACGATTTTATTGATCTATTAAGATTAGACGCCGGTAAATTATTATTTAAGATTGATCGCACTCAATACGCAGAATTAGAAAAAACTCTAGCTCGTAGAACATATGATGAGTCTGGAGACTATTCGCTCTCGCCATTTGGCATACAAGTTAGAGAATATAGAAACAACTTTAGAGGTCCTTGGACAGCAAACAGAGCTTATATACAAGGTGATATCGTTACGCACAGGCCGTCAAATACACTAACG